CTTCCTCTTAGATCGACGGAAAACGGAACCGCCCCGCAATCCGCGCCCGCCAGGGCGCGGAAAGCGGGCTTTCAACCACGCCATGCCGGTCATAGGCATGGACAAAGCTGGCCCCGGCGCCGGTTTGCGCCAATATTCCCATATGCTTGGCGATGGCCCCGGCCCTCATGCGAAAGACCAGCACATCACCCGGCTGCTCATCGGGGGCGAGGCGCAGAAACCGCCCCGCCCCGCCCAGCAGCAATTCACTGCCGCCGGTCTCGCCCCAGTCGGGCGTATAGGCGGGCATCACTTCGGGCTCATGGCCAAAGAACTCGCGCCAGATCCCGCGCACCAGCCCCAGACAATCCGTCCCGCCCCCCTTGACCGAGGCCTGATGCACATAAGGCGTCCCGATCCAGCCGCGCGCCGCCTGAACGATTGCGTGGCTCATCGGTTCACCTTTGGCGTCATCAGCCAATCCTCGGGCGGCAGATGCGGAAAGCCGCGAAAGTTCAGATAGTTCAGGAACTTCATCCGGCAGGTTTCAGCGCGCTTGTCGCAACCGGCGATCAGCCTGACGCGGTCACCGACGGCGGGGTGAACGCCCAGCCCGGTCCACAGCTCGACCTGGCGCTGCGACCCCGGTGCAGCAAGATCGGTCTTGACGATACCCGAAAGCCCCTTTGCGGCACCCGAGATCGCCAGAAACTGGCCGCGCTCGAACCAGAAAGCGTCATGCCCGGCGATTCCCGACAGCGTAAATCGCTGCCCGTCGTCATGCGACACGATCACGCCCTCGGCAGAATATCCGGCGCGGTTCAGGTTGAACCGGCATTGCCCGTCCCCCAGACTGGCCGAGCAGCGTGGATGATAGACACGCCCCTGCGCCCGGTTCAGTGGCTCGGACAAGCCGCGCAACTCGGCGCGAAACGCCGCACCGCTGCGCGTGACCTCGCCCAGATGGCCGCGAAAGATCAGGCGGCGATTTTCGGTGTCGGACCAGTCCACCTCCCACAGCCGGACATCCGCTGCATCCCAGCGGCCCGCCATCAGATCGACCTCGGTGATGGCGCTGTCCGACAAGGCACCGGCTGCCTCGGTGTTGTCCACCGACAGGCCCGAGCCCTGCACCACGGCCCGCGCGCTCAGCCCGCTGTCGGGGCGGAACACCATGCCTTCAAAGCGTAGCTCCCGATCATGATCGGTAAAGCCCAGCACCATGCCGTCGCGTCCGGTCACGGCCCATGCACGTGCGATGGTCTCGGTCATAGGCGGACCTCCACGACCGGGACCTGCGGCAGATCGCCCGCCTGAAACGACGCCACCGATACGGCGATCCGGTCAGTGTCGAAACGCACCGGCACGTCGAACTCAAAGCCCGCCGTGACGCTGCCGCCATTCTCGGGCGGCTCGGCAAAGGTGATCAGGCCCGCCGCCGTATTGACTTCGAAATCCACATCGGCGCGCGATTCGACACCGCCGACACCGGCCAGAACCGTGCCCTCGACCGGCTTGGCGATGGGGCGCCAATAGCGCGCCGGCCCCGAGGCATAGGCCTTGCGCAGCGCGAATACCCGATTCACGCCGTCGCCCAGGCCGATCTGCTGGTCCAGATAACCCGGTGCAACGCTGGGGGCCGAGGACCGGAAATCCGCCCAGTCTTTCCAGCGAAAGCCGTGCATCTGACCCGCGCGCGCCTCGAAAAATGCGATCAGCGCTGCCACATCGTCCAGCGAACGCAGTCCCAGCCCGGCATCATAGCGGCGGCGCGAATGCGCCCAGGGCGTGCGGCGTTCTTCGTGACCATTGGTCAGCGATACGATCTCGGTGCGCCGCTCGGGTCCCCCGACCGAACCAAAGGACAGGTTCGCCGGAAATCTGATCTCGTGAAATGCCATGCGTCACCCGTTTCTTTCGCCACGTGCCAGAAGCCGCCCCATTTGCGCGGCGATCTGGCTCTGGCTGCGCTGGAACCCCGCCACGTCGGGGGTCGAGACATTGAAGGTCACATTGACCGGGCGTCCGCCGCCGGCACTGGCCACGCCCAGCCGGCCATCGGCGCCGCGCCGCAAAGGCATGATCGCCTCGGCTCCGGCCTCGCCCATCAGCCCGGTGGCGCCGCGCATCGGGAAATAGGTCGGCTGACTGACGATGCCGCCCTTGGCAAAGGGCGTCACCCGCCCCTGCGCGAATGCCGCGCCATCGGCAAATGGCAGCACACCCCCGACAAGGCCGTTCACCCCCTGTGCGATGGCCCCCGAAAGCGCCTGTTCCAGTGGCCGCATCGCCACGGAAAAGGCGGTATCGGCCATGCTGCGCGCGATGCCTTTCAGCGCATCGCTCAGCTTCATGCCGTCAAAGACCAGCCCCTCGAAGGCGCGGCGCAAGCCGCTGCCGATCCCGGAACTCAGCGTGGTCACTTCGCGATTGGTGTAAAGCATCGACTCGCGCAGCCGCGCCAGTTCCGCCTCAAAGGCGGCGGTCATGCGCGCGCTGTCGTCAAAACTTTTGCCCAGCGCGATCTGACCGTCTTCCTCAAGCCGGTCGAATCCGTCCTTATCGGCCACGACGGTGCCTCCTCTTGATCTTGCAGATTTATTTCGCGGGCGCGTCGGGATAGCGCGCGACAAGCTCGGCCAGCCTGCTGCGCGTCATCGCGCCCCCCTTGCCCGGCTCGATGCCCAGCATCAGCGCCAGCTCTGCCGGGGTCAGCGCCCAGAATTGCGCAGGCGTCAGGCCCAGCCCGCCAAGGCGGGCCGGGCCGATACCCACGCGCAAAAGCCCCGGCCAGTCCATGCCCCCCGTGGCCTTTCCGCTCATGTGCCCTCGATGCGGAAGGCCCGCGCCAGCAACGCCGCCGCGGCCTGCGCGGCCCCGACCGGGCCGCCGCGGAACTCGGCCGCCAGCAATTCGTCGGTGCCGCCAGCCCAGCCGCCACCGCGCAGGCCCGCGACCACGACCGCAATCACATCGCGGCTGGAAAATCGCCCCTGCTCAAAGCGTTCGACCAGCGCCACCATGCTTTCGGTGCCCAGTTCGCCCTCCAGCGCAGCCAAAGCGCCCAGCGTCAGACGGGCGACATGGGGGCGGCCATCCAGCCAGATTTCCACCTCACCGGCCAGCGGATTGGCCATCTCAGAACCCGACGAAGCTGATGACGCCCGCGCTTGCCATGGAAATCTCATAGGTGGCCTCACCGTTATAGCTGCCCGCATATTCCAGCGACGTGATCTGGAACGCCCCCTCAACCGTGCCGAAATCGGGGATCACGACCTGAAAGCGCGGCACCTCGCCGTCAAAGAAAACCTGCCGCGCGCGCTGGTCCGTGGTCCCGTCTCGAAACACCCCCGACCCCGAAATCGAGGCCGAGCGCACGCCCGCACCCGCCAGAAGCTCGCGCCAGCGGCCCTCGCTTTCCAGGCTGGTCACATCGACCGTCTCGGCATTGAACCCCAGTCGGGTCGCGCGCAGACCCGCGATCGTCTCGAACTGGCCGTCCCCGGTCATGTCCATCTTGATCAGCAGGTCGCGTCCGTTCTGCACCGCCATGTCCGTCTCTCCTCAACCCAGGTCAATGCGCGCGCGAAAGGTCATGTCGACCCGCCGTCCCGCGCCATTCTCGGCCCTGCGCGCCCGTGCGCGCAGGAACCACAGCCCCACCAGATGGCCCGGCTCCAGCGTGATCGCCGCCCCCCCGGATGCCGTCTCAAGCGCGTCCGAGACCGCCACCGCGACCGCTTTCACCGCCCCGAATCCATTCGCCTCATCCGTGCCCGACAGAACCGAGACGACAAAGTCATGCGTCGCGCCCGCCGCCGTCATGTCGCCCGCATCGCGCACGTCCTCGGGTCCCAGCGCGACATAGGTGCCCGCCGGCGCCGCCACCGGCATCGCGTCATAAATCGCGTCGCCCACCAGATCGGCCAGCGCGTCGTCATCGCGCAAAGCCTGATAGACCGCCGCCTGAAGCGCGACCGTCGCTGCATAGCTCATGCCAGGGACTCCTCTTTCGCGATGCAGACCAGCCAGCGCCCCTGCGGGTCGCTTTCGGCCACCGCCTCGATCCTGAAGCGCCGCGCATCCGGGTCCTCGCCCATGCGCAGCCTCTGCTCGGGACGCGGACGGCGCGGGTCGCCCGGCAGCGCCGCCCTGACGGTAATCCGCCAGGTCACGACGCTTTGCGCCCCCACCTCGGCGAACCGCTCGCCGCCCGCGCCCGACCGCATCTCGGCCCAGATCCGTCCGCTATCCTGCCAGATCAGACGATATCCCCCCATGCCATCGGGTTCGCGGACCGGGCTTTCGATCATCAGGGGCACCGACAGCCGCGGCGCTTTCATGCCCGGCTGCGCGAATTGCCGCGCCCCCCCAGCACCCGGACCGAGCGCCAGCGCTCGATCAACGCACTGACCCCGAAGGGCATCGCCGATTGCGAACCCTCAAAGCTGCGATCCTCATGATAGCGCGCGGCCAGCATCAGCACCGCCTGCGCCAGATCGGCCGGCACATCGGTCCATTGCGTCCCGAAACCGGCGCGAAAGGTGATCTCGACATGGCCATTGCCCGGGATCTGCGGCAGGAAAGCCCCCGCCGGCGCCAGCACCGGGCGCTGCATGTCGGCCAGCAGGCGATAGCTGGCCGGATCGACCAGCGTCACATTGCCCCGGCCATCGCCGATCTCGACGCGTTCAATGGCGCTGACCGGCGCCAGCGGCAGCGCCTGACCCAGCGGGTCGCGCCATTCCTCCAGCCGCAACCGGAACTGGCGGGCCAGCAGCACCTTGCCGGTGCGCGCCTCGATGGTGGCGATGGCGGCCCGCAGGAACCCCGCCAGGGCCGCGCTTTCGGCCGCATCCCCGGCCGTCTCGAACCCCGTTCCCAGCCGCAGATGGTCTCGCAACCCTGCGACCGGCAGCGCC